TCACAAGGTTGCATATAAATACAAAAGCGGAGAAACTAAACTTTTTGTTGATGGTAGTTTAGTCAATACAAGCACAAACACTTTTAGTATTAATAATTTAAATAAGTTACAATTTGCAAATGGGACGGCAACCGCTAATACTTTCTTTGGAAAAACAAAAGCACTTGCAGTCTGGAAAGAAGCTTTAAGCGATGAGGAATTAACTTTGCTTACTGCTCCAGCACCAGTTGCTCCTACATTTACTTTAGACTTTGATGAGATTGCAAATCAGTTTACATTCTCACGTGCATCGTTTGGCACAATAGTAAATGAGCAAGGGCTTATTGAAACTGTTTCTAATATAGGGCCAGAAGAAATTGTAAATGGTGATTTTAGTGTAGATAGTAATTGGTCGAAAAGTGGTAGTGTAGAAATTTCAAATGGCTCTGCAAACTTTGATATTGTTGATGGTGTTTTTACAAGAATATCACAAAATATATCTTTAACTAATGGTAAAACCTATAAATTAACTTTACAAGTTTTAGGAGATAATAGTGCAAAACAAATATATGTAAGAGATACAGCAACAGGAGATAGTGGTAATTTACAAGAGTTTATAACATTAGCTGAAGGTACTACTGATTATACTTTTTATTTTACTGCTAACGCTAATTCTAATGCCATATACATTAAAAGACAATCAAGCGGAGATTATTCTTTTTCAATAGACAACGTATCTGTAAAAGAGTATACAGAAGATGACATACCAAGAATAGATTACTCAACTGGTACAGAGGCATTTTTACTTGAGCCACAGAGTACTAACTTATTGCCTTATAGCGAGGATTTTAGTCAATGGGTAAAGTTTGGTTCTGGTACAGGTAGTGCAGCTATTGTAACACCTAATTATGACATAAGCCCAGATGGAACGCAAAACGCAAGCAGATTACAATGTGCCTTAAATGGAGGCAATACATCAAACGATAGGTCTTATTTAAAATTAGGAGGTTTTAGTGGAACACCATTTACTTGTACTAAATCTTTATATGTCAAAAATAACTTACAATCTGAACAAGTATTTTTTATAGGAATAAATAGTAATCATGACAAAGTAACTTTGTCTGTTTCTGATAAATGGCAAAGGTTAGATGTGCCGGGAGGTGTTTTAAATTCTGAATTTAGAATAGGAATACAAGGTGGTAATAGTCACTCTAATGTAATAGATATTGAAATTTGGGGCGCACAATTAGAAGAGTTACCCTACGCAACATCGTACATCCCAACAAGTGGCACAACAGTTACTCGTGTAGTCGAAACGTGTGTAAATGCTACACCAGAGATAAACAGCGAGGAAGGAACATTGTATGCAGAGATAAGTGCTTTGGCAGATGATGGAATAAGTAAAAGAATTACCCTGAGTGATGGTACGCTTGCGAATAGAATTACAATTAGTATGGCTACTGATGTAATAAGTGGATTTATTAACGTAGGTAATGCATCACAATATACCTTTTATGAAAGCGGTCAAAGTGTTTTAAGTCTAAACAAAATAGCATTAAAGTACAAAGAAAATAATTTTGCAGTTTGGATAAATGGAGTTGAATATGATACGTCTACAAGCGGTGCGACGTTTAGTACTAATACTTTAAGTGAGTTGTCTTTTAATAATGGGCCTGGCAATAACAATTTCTTCGGAAACACAAAAGACCTACAAGTATTTACAGAGGCGTTAAGCGATTATCAATTAGCACAATTAACAACAATATAATATGAAAATTTACAAAGCGGTATTTGATACCGAACAACAAGGAAAAGATTATCTTTTAAACATAGGAGTACTAATTGAGCAAGATAGCGATGAGGGTAAAGAAATAGTCTTTGCGCCTACTACAGCAGCGGTTGTCTATATCGGTAAAGTTGTAGAAACACCAGGTACATACGGGCCTGACGGTCACGAGATAACACCACCTGTTTATTACCCTGGGTTTGCGATTGACGTTATGTCAAGTTCTGATTTAGATTTCGGCACTTACGCTGTATATCCTAAAGATAAATCTGCACATAGCTTTTTTGGATACGCTAAAGACGCTGAGGTACCGCCTCCGTCTACGCCTGAAGACAAAGCAAAAGCAATAATAGAAGAATAAAACAAGTTTTTTAAAATTACGTGTGATTATATAATAAATAAGTTAATAATCAAATCTAATTTTATGAAAAATCTAATTATCGCGTTATTTATTACGCTAGCATCATTTACAGCAAAAGCACAAGAACAGTTCAATGGAATGTGGACCAACTCCGGTTCAGATTATATTAAAACTATCTTAGCTAGCGAATACAAAGTCTTAAGAGTGTACAACACTAGCTTTGACGAATACAGAGTTATAGGCGAAACAATTCAAGGCGAAAGAAAAAACGAATTTTATACAAGATTATACAACCAGGAGAATGGTTACAAAGTTACGATAAGGTATAAGCAAAAAAGCGCAGACACCATAGTAGCTGTTTATTCCGGACATATAAATCAAACACATACATTAACTAGATTATATTAAAAATTATGGCATACATGCAACAACCCGGGAGAGGCCCGCTGAAAAACAAAGCAGTTGAATATCTTACTGATAACGACAAGAAAAAAAAGAAAGATAAAAAGACTGTAAAAAAATACGACGTAAGCACCGGTAAAGCTAGCGACATAAGCGTTGCAAAAGGATCTGCCTCTGATAAATCCGCTAAAGAGTTTGGAAATGTTGTGGATTTTGGTAAATCTGTTTCTCAGAAAAAATCTAGTACAACTGGTAAGTTAAAAGAAGGAACTAACACCAATGTAATGGCTAGTGCGTCTACCTACGGTAACCTCCCCAAGGGATTTAAAGGAAGGGCCTTTGATAAAAGCAATAAAATAGTAGACTTTTCAAATAGTAACCAAGACAAAAGAAGAGGCGAAAAATTTAGAGTTTATAAATAAATAGTTAACAATTAAATTAAATCAAATGAGTAAAGTAAAACAAATGGAGGTAACTCCAAAGTCAATCACTAAAGAAGAGCTAGAAAAAGTAACAGACCTACAAACGGAACTGCAATCTTATCTAGCAAACATTGGTGTACTAGAAGTACAGAAAGCTAAAGCTATTTTCCAAGTAAACATGCTTGAAAAAGATATGGATGAGATGAAAAAGAGTATTGAGGAAAACTACGGGCCAATCAATATTAATCTCACTGATGGAACTTACGAAGAAATTAAATCGTAAGTTATGGAAAGTATTATAAGAAAAATTAGTATCGGGGCTGACTACAAAAACGAAGCAATGCACTACTCTGTTAAACAGACAGTTTACGGCGGTCACGAGATTTCTCATATAATATTTGACGAGTCAGATAATTCTTATAATATATTTATAAAAAAAGTAGACGAGGTAATGCCGTGGAAGAAGTTTAATTCTAACATGGCAATATCCGTTGAGTATGACTTGGAATATTAATGCGAAGTATATATGATTTTATCGTAAAGCCTATAGGCCAGAGATACGATAACGAGGTTAAAGTTGGAGATCATACCCTTGTAACAAATAGCTCCATAGAAAGTTTTAAACATGTCAACAACATTGCTGAAGTAATTGAGACTCCTGCTGCATTTGCAACACCAATTAAGAAAGGCGATTTAATTGTAATACATCATAATGTATTCAGGGTATTTTACGACATGAAAGGAATCAAAAAAAACAGCAGATCGTTTTTAAAAGACGGATTGTTTTTCTGCGGCATCGATCAAGTGTATTTATACAAAACACATAAAACTTGGAAATCATTTGGTGATAGATGCTTTGTTGCTCCAGTCAAAAATAAAGACGTTTTAAGCAGCGAAAAAACAGCTGATCTTATTGGTATACTAAAAATAGGTAATAGCTCCTTAAAGAGCGCTGGAATTAATCCAGGAGACATAATAGGGTTTACACCAGGTAGCGAATGGGAATTTGTTATAGACAATCAGATTATGTATTGTATGAAATCAAATGATATTGTTATAAAGTATGAACTCGATAGAAACGAAGAAGAGTATAATAGCCGCTGGGCACGAAGCAATTAAAGAATTAGTAAAGGTAGCAAAAGAAAAGATCGTTGACTCAGAAGAAGACATTTCAGCTGACAGACTTAAAAACGCTGCCGCTACTAAAAAGCTTTGTATATTAGACGCTTTTGAAATATTAAATAGAATACAGGAAGAAGAAGGTATGATTGCGGAAGCAACTAAAGATACTGATAAACCTGTGTTTAAAGGTTTTGCGGAAGGGAGATCTAAATAATGGCTTACGAACAGGAATTATATAGTATAGTCAAAGACTATATTAGACCTCAAGCAATTAAAAAAAAGAATCGCTACGCTAAGTGGGTTTATGGTTATGATAAAGAACACGACGTTGTTGTCATAAGTAAAACCGGTAAAATAGGAGATATATATCTAATTGGCGGAGTGCATATTGCATTACCGCTATTACAGGATAAACCTAGTAAGGGAGAAAACAAGTGGAAAGCAAGTGAGTATCCAAAAGAATTAAGCAAGATAAAAAGCGAAGCTGATTGGGTTAAATACCCGAATGCTTTTAAAGAGAAGTGGTATGGGTATATTGATGAAGAGTTTAACAGACGTGAAGAAGGTTTTTGGTTTTATAACAAAGATAAACCTACTTATATTACTGGTACTCATTACATGTACCTGCAGTGGTCCAAGATTGATGTTGGGCAACCAGACTTTCGAGAATCAAATAGATTATTCTACTTATTCTGGGAAGCTTGCAAGGCAGACAGCAGATGCTACGGTATGTGCTACCTTAAGAACAGACGATCAGGATTTTCTTTCATGGCTTCCGGCGAGACCGTTAACCAAGCAACAATATCTTCGGATGCTCGATTTGGTATACTGTCCAAATCTGGACCCGATGCAAAGAAAATGTTTACAGACAAA